AAGAGATAACATACAACAATACAGTTAATGAGCTTCGTAATACTTATAAATTCACAGATGGAGACATCCAAGAGTTTTTGCAGTTTGTTACACAGCCCAAAGAACAGGTTGGGTTATCGAATCTGGTTAAGTTGTATCGTGACGTTAACAAAACTGGTAACGTTTCCGATACGGCTCAAGCGGTTCAATCCGCGAAAGAGACTCCTCGCACAGCGGGTGTTCTACAGGGTCAGTCCGGCTCTACGCCGAAAACTGACAGAGATAAAATGTGGGATGCTGTTGTTAATGCGGGAAGTAGAAGTAATGTTTTGTAATAAACAAAAATAAATAAGGAGTACTAGATATGGCAACATATAGTGCTGGCAGTTTATCGGCCAATGGGACTAGAACTCCCGGTGTCTCTGCAACTGATTTTCACTCTAGGCGATTATTCGACTTTAGTGATAGGATAGCAGAGTTAGCCCCGGAAGAGTCTCCATTTTTCGTATATCTGTCAAAAGTAGGTAAAGTGCCAACTTCAGACTCCCAGTTTCGATTCCTAGAAGATAGAACCAAGATATCAATTGCTGATAGAGCATTTCTTTCAAAGGGTGGCTTCACTGCTGCTGCTGTTGGAAGTACTGTGTCATGTGAATTTGATACTTCTGGTGGGGCTTCTGTGGACTGGCTAGTTCCCGGAATGGTTGTAGCTTGTGGTACAGTAGATACATCTACAGCTCAACCAGAGTGGTGTGTAGTACGTGTTGAATCCGTTGTGGATTCAGGCGCTTATAGCACTGCTACGGTTCGTACTACTGCAAAAGCATCAGCGGCAGCTTTAACAGTGCCTGACAATGCTAAGTGTACTGTTATTGGAACTGCGTTTGAAGAAGGTACTGGTGCTCCAGATGTTTGGTCACAAAAGCTTGAGAATGATTACGGTTATACTCAAATATTCAAGACAGCTTGTGAAATGTCGAATACGGCGAGAGCAACTGTCTATCGTGGATATGCTGATGAGTGGCAACGCATCTGGAATTTAAAGTTAAGAGAACATAAGGTTGATATCGAAAGAGCTATGCTATTTGGCATGAGAGCGCAGACTAATAGTATCAATTATACCGATGGTATAGTTGGTCATATTATTGCTAACTCTCAGTCTGAACTTGCTGATGAAGCTCAGGTATCTTACAATGAAGATAAGGCTTACCTTAAAACTATTCAAGCAGCTAACTGGACATACGATTCGCTTCTAAGTGATTTTGAAGTTATCTTTGACCCAGCTAGAGGCGGAACAGCTTCTAAGTTAGCATTAGCTTCATTGCCTGTTATCTCTCAATTCAATAAAATGGGAGCTGATAGTTTCGTTGATACATCTCTGGGTGTATCAAGTGGACCCGGACGCTATAACTTTGAAAGAAGTCAGGGAGTATTTGGTCATAAGATACTGAAGATAGAAACTATTCATGGTGATATGTCAATGGTAAAAGAACCTTTGTTCAGAGGACAATCTGCTGGGTTCTTAGCGTTGGTAGACCTTGACCATGTATCTTACAGACCTCTTGTTGGTAATGGTATGAATCGTGATACTCATATCTCAACTAATGTACAGTCGGCGGATGAGGACTTACGGAAAGACATGATTCTTACAGAAGCAGGTCTTGAAGTATCTCTTCCTGAGACTCATGCATTAATACACTTACAAGGAGTATAAGATGAGAGCTGATTATCTAAATGTAAATAGTCAACAGACTGGTAGTTACAAACAAAAAGCAATGCTTCTTTCAGCGGCAATTACATTAACTGAAGCTGATAGTGGTAAAGTTTTTTATTGTGAATCATCAGGCGGTGCTTATTCGATTACATTCCCAACAGGTGGTGACATTGAAGATGGAATTTATTATAAATTCTGGAACAATGAAAACACCCCTACTGGTGCAATAACTTTTGCAGCAGGGAGTGCTATTGTCTTTGGTAAAATCAATGAAACAGAAGTTGATACTGGTGATGATGGGCCGGGTTCTAGTGCCGATGGAGCAACAGGTGTATCCAATGTTATTTGGGGAACATCTGCATTAAAAGGTGATTATCTAGAATTTTCATCTTACGGTGGTCATTGGTATCTAAACGGTCAATCTGGTAAAGACGGAGCTGTTACTACATCTTAATCCGAATAAATAAGGGTTAACAGTTTTAGAGTACTGTGGGAGTCATCAATAAAAGGTGGCTCCCAAAACTCTGAAAGAATTATGAAGAATTGTATAAACTGTGAAATACCTAATCCGGAAGAGTGGTTTTATTGCCGTAGTTGCGGTAAAAAAACATCTGAATCTAAGTTCACTACTAATCTTTACATGAGAAGTGAAATTGGCAAAAGGACTGATATTGAGTTTTCATCTACAACAATAGACGAAGATATAAAACAAAGAAATAAAAAATTGGGATACACCTAATGGCTGGAACTTTAAAAGTAAAAATACAAGAAGATATTATACTTGATAATCAAAACTATGGTTCTAAGCGGGTGTTTGAAGTATCTAGTATTGCAAATATAACTAAAAAAATAGTAAGTATTTCGGGAGATGATGATGCTACTGTATTGGTTTTTAAATCGACTACAGCGATAGCAGACGGAGCCTTAGATTTACAAACTGTAAAGTATATAAGAATTACAAATTTAGATAGTTCTAACTCTGTTAATGTTTCATTGCAGTTAGATTCGGATGAAGATAATTCTGCCGCAGACTTATCAATAACATATTTACTTGAAGCTGGTAGAAGCTTTTTAATGGGGGCCCCAGATGAGGCCGCTCATGCAGACGATGATTCTGCAACTATTGTGACCGCATTGACAGACTTAGAAAGTATAATAGTAGACCCCGGCTCTAATAATGGTCAGGTTGAAGTCTTTGTGGCGAGTACATAATGGCTTGGGATTTTGCAGCTGAAATACACGCATTAACCGGTTTTGATGCTGACAGTAGCAGTGCAACTGCAAGTGGAGAAACATATCAGGCTCATGCTACGCAGTGGCTTACGGATTCTGCAAAAGAAATTATAAGTGCATTACCTGCAAGTTTGCTTAAGCTCTGTTCTAGCCAGCAAACATTCACATCTGGGAGCGCTGATACTTTAAACACTGGTAAGGTACTGGAAGTATTAAGAAATGACGGGGACATTGAACAGCCTTGCAGAAAAATCAATTCGTTTAAAAGGGGGAGGGTTTCCGATTCTGAAGATATGGATTATGCTACTGTTACTGACCCTGTATATTTTATTAAAAACAATACAATAGACGTACTGCCAGTGGGAGGTTCCTGTAAATATTCTGAAGTTCAATACCCATCCGTGGCTTATGATGCTACTGCGATAGCTGTGTTTCCAGATGAAGCTGAAAGGGCTGTTGTTCTTTCTGCTGCAATAAAAGCAACTGAATATATGCTGGCTAATGAAGAAGATATAGAATTGTTGAATCCTGTAATTGCTCAGTTAAAAGATGATTATCAAAAAGAATTAGCTAGGTTGAAATAATGTCCGTTCATGCAATGACAGTAAAACAGATTATCTCGAGAGTTCGTCAGGTATTTCCTAATGTATCTGAAACATACGTAATGAACCTGATTAACGATGCTCAGGTGGAAGCTGGCATGTACAATTCAAAAGTGGTACACGCTAAAATAAGCACAGCCGCTGACCAGATGTGGTATGATT